TGTCCAAGTTCACCGAGAGCACGTTTTGATTTTACATACTCCTCATTGTATCTCTTAACCTCACGGTCAAGAACAGCAAAGGGGTACATACGACCATTACGATTTTTTAACTCAGATTGCAAGAACACTCCTTCAATATAAAGAAGTTTCTTTCCGTTTTTCTCTTCTGTTATGAGTTTAACGTCTTCAATCGTTTCCGTTATCAGTTTCATTGTTGGGTATCTCTGTCTCGGTTGGTTCGTCAAAGAATGTATTAGCAACCACTTTCTTATAATCTGCCATTGCTTGAGAAGCTTTGCCAAATAACATGTCATGGATTGCATCAATTGCAGATGACCGTTGGTTATTGTCAATCTTATCGACAATATCTACAGCACCAAGTTCTTTATTAACATCTGGATTTTCAGTCATAATATTCTTGTAGCATTTATTATTTATTATTATTCGTTGGTTTAGATGCGGAGACTGGTGGTTTAGGTGCACGTTTCTCCTTATCTAACTCCCTTTCTACAGCGTCATCAGCTGCTTGTGCCTGTATCTCAGGTTGGAATGCAGTGTTCTGACGATCCATAGTGTCAAATGTATTGACATCTTGTGGTGACATAACGAGACCTTGATCAATCTCTTGCTGCATCTCCTTATCTAACTCTCTCATATCTCGATTAGTCTGACCAAGAACTTCCTTACGAATGTGTGCCACGGAGAAGTATTTACCAACAAAAGGATCCATCTGTGTGACAGTTGCTATGCGTTGGTTGAACATCTCAATGTTCTTTAATTCATTAAAGTGATTGTCAAATAAGAAGTCATACTGTATATGCTCTTTCATATCTTCCCAATCTTCTGGAGCGATAACTCCTTTTAGAATGAGTTGAGTCTTAAGCATATCTTGGAACATCTCACTAAATCTTTTGCGGAGACGACCAATGAACTTAGTAAACTTAAGTTCGTCACGGAGAACCTCTGTTGTCTTACCTAGATTAAATCCTTTGTTATCATCTGTAAGACGAGATGGAGGTAGGTTTAAACTGTTGTATAATTTCTTTTTAAAATACTCAACATCTTTTAACTCACCTAGGTTTTGACCGCCTGGCAATGTAGTAATCTCTGTTCCTCTGCCACCTTCTCTACGTGGTAACCAGAAATCCTCAAGCATACTCATGTGTTTTTTATCATCACGCATCTCACCAGTGTTTGCATCATACACTAGCTTATTACGATAACGACTCATAACATCGCGGAGATATTGTTCTGCCTTTACCTTAGGTAAATTACCTACGTCAATATAAAATATTCTACGTTCTGGTGCACGAGAAAGTCTGTATATAACTAGAGAGTCTTCAATCATTCTAAGTTGATTGAGTGACTTGATTGCCTTGTGTAGGAAACCAAGAGTCATTCTCTTGTTTAAATCTTGTAGTCCAGATGGACAAAATGTAATAGAATCTACTGCCATCTTGACACCTTGTGACAATGACATGTCACCAATAGGTCCTAAAACACCACCTTTATAAAAACCTTTTACATTGTAAAGATAATAGTCAACAAATGTTCCGTACTCGTACTCTAATGCTGTGCCTTTCATTGCTTGTCTCTGCAATGAATCCATGTTCTTTTTATTATCAATCTTCTGACGAACTTTCTTGATCTTCATTGGATCAATATAACGAAGTTCTGTAATACCTTTCTTTGGATTATCTAGATCTATAACTTTATGATAAAACAATCTACCATCAATATACCAAGATCTAATAATCTCATGTGCACGATTGTCAAAGTTTAATAAGCGTTTAACATATTCAAACTCATCTCTAATTTTTCTTTTGACTCCCATTCCAACATCTAGATTATCTAGATTAAGTTCTACAGGAGTATCGTGAGAATCACTCACAACAAATTCATTTACAACTTCGTCAACTGCACTGTCAACCTCAGGGTGTAGTGCCATGTCACGATAACGACGGATCATCTCAAACTCATTACGAGCTTGATTATCCGTGTCTACATATGTTCCATAATAACCACCAGCTGCTACGGCAATTGCCTCATCAGCATTAGGAGGGACAGGGGACTGACCCTTCTGACCCTCCTTGCGATTTATCTGGAAGCCAAATAATTGACTCATTTACCTAGTGATAATAGTTCTCTTACTTATATTTAGCAGAGTTAATTATACGACGTCACGAGTGCTTGCGCCTTCACTGAGTTTAGTTCCAGTTGCTTTTGATGTTAATCCTACACCAGCGGTGAAGAATGAGTACTGCCATTCAACTGTAAACTCAGAAACTTGATCATTGCTATCATAAGCAAGATCAATTGCGGAGACGTTAGTTGGGAAACAGTGATGTAACTGATAAGTTCTAATTACAGAACCTCCCACCTGATCATCTTTCTCTAATTGAGAAACAAAAAGATCTGCCATGTATCCAGTAGTACCTTGATTAGGTAGGAATCTTTCAGCAGTATTGCCCTCATGACTGTTGATACTATTTGCCCAATCTTCAAACAGACCACGGACTTCCATGTTACTGTCTGCAAAGAATGTTGCAGTCCAAGTATCAAAGGTGCGATCACCTGCGATCTTAACTGTTCTTCCTCTGAAAGGAACTTCAATCACACCCAAGTTAGAACCTGGTAGTGCAGCAGACTTACAAAGAATGTTTGTAAGACTTTTGTCTGTAGTTCCGAAGTCTCCTCCAGCTGGAAAACTGATATCAACCGCAAACATATTAGGCTTAATGCCTTGGTTGATAGTGGATAGAAACGTTGATACGTTATTTGTTGCCATTGTTTTTTACCTCGTTTTTTTAGCGTCCTACGACTTCTTGGAATGAAACTCCAGTCTTAGTTGCTGTTACTGTGACTGTTACATAGTTGATAGAACGAGTTGGTTTTACAAAAATTTCAGCAACGAATTCATTTCTATCAATAACTTCACCTGTGTTATTTGAATCATCACAAACAACTAAGTAATCTGTGACTCCTCTACGTGCTTGTACTTCACTTAAGTATCCACTTAGTGCAGCGTTGAAACCAGAACGAGTTACAGCATCGTTCTGTTCAAATAGTACGCCTTCAGCAAGTCCTCTTGCTCTCTTCTCAATATTGAGGAAGAGACGACGAACGTTGATTCTGTCAAATGCGGATGGAGATGCAAGAGCAGTCTTGTCACCGAATAGTACAGGACCTGAACCAGGAAATGCAACAACAGGATTTATTGCAGCAGTGTAGAGATCATCTCTAGCTGCTTTGTTAGGATTGAAAGCAAGTTTCACAACGTTCTGTAAACCACCTCTTGAAGTTCCTGCTGGAGAAATCCAGTCGTCACTAATAGCAGAAGTAGAAACACAGAGACCAGCGATATCACCATTACAACCGATGTAACGATACTTATCGTTGAAACGATCATACACATATTTGATTCCGCTATCCTTAACAACGTAAGAACTAGAACCAATACTAGAGAAGAAGTCAACAGTATTTTCTAGTTGTTGTGCGGGAGTTAATGCAGAATTACCAGAGGTAGCAATTTGGTTGCCATTGTAAGGAGAAATAAATGCGATGCAATCTTTTCTTCCGTTAGCAACACCAGCAACTACTCCTGCTTTAGAAAGAGTGTCAGACTCATTTCCCATAGAACCACCCATTAGAACAAAGTCTATTACGGTATCTTCAGTATCTGAGAATAAGTTATATGCTGCTTGGATTTCACCAGCGGTGTATGCATAATCATCAACACCACCAGATAGAGTTCCACCAACAGTTGTTAAAACATATGCTAGTGTAAGTGGTGCAGCTGAAGTAGCACCATAAGATGCTGAAGTACCACCAGGTGCTTCACCTACTGGAGAATAGTCACTAGCACCTAGAGCAGCTGCGTAGATATACTGAGAAAACTCATTTACATAGTCTTTCCAATATGTGCTAGCTCCCTCAGGAGATTTGCCATCAGATAGTTTAGAAAGATATGTCATTCTTTCTACAACTGTATTTGTGCTCTCATCAATAACTGCAACATGAACTTCGTCACCAGATAGATAACGCTCAGATGCAAAAGCAGAAGTGCCAGGACGAGGAGCAATATTTTTGTAAGTTAAACCTGTTGATCCAA